TGTCCTGGTCTCATTTGTTGTTACACATACCTGGTCCAACTTCATATTTGCCTTGAGCAGGCTCTCTTTGATTCCGTCAAGTTTTGCATCATCTTCAAGAATCTCTTCTTTTCTTTGCTTGTTTCCGTTTCGCATGTATGTCAGTAAAGCAATTAGTCCAGCAACTGCTGATATGCCCCACGGTATAAGATTCCAGTAATCCATTCCTTCACTCCCTCCAACGAAGGACTTCAGAAATTTTGTGGTTATAATTTTCGTAGTTGGCCTTTATGCCGGTATATTTTCCGTCCTTCATGCTGTTATGTCCACCGTCAAACACAAGGTAATCTTCACCTGAGTAGGTGGCCGTGTGTGTCTTGTCCTTGAATGCTAGGATATCACCAGGCTTCAGCAATCCGGCGTCTACGGCCTGTTTGACGGTCTTACCGATCGGCCCACCCTTCGTGATCCGCTGCAGATACTTCTTGACGGCCCCAGTATAGTGATCCTTAAAGCTGCCAAAGTTACCAGACACCCACGGCTTGCCATCAGCTCTTTTGATGCCCAGGGCCCGAAGTGCCCAAGCTGTTGGAACCAGGCAGGTGATGCCCACCTTTTTCTGTTTGGCAATTCGATTCTGCGCCTTGCCAAAAGAATCAACAGAGTTCATAAATCCATAAAAAAACCACCGGCTATTATCTTTTATATAGCGGTGATATTTATTCAGGTATGACAAAAAGCGAATAGCATTTTCAGAAACACTCTGTACTGATCCGGAGTAGATAAAGCCATAATGCCCGTTGGAAGTTTTGAAGTAATACCAGGTATTGCCCGCACTAGAAAGTATAGCATCACAGATACTGATAACGGTCCCTTTTGGAAGGGGCGAGAAGGCACATTCTGCATATGCCTTACCCGCCCAAATCCTGACCTTAACATCCTTGGTGGTTCTTGCTTTGAAGATCTCTTTTTTGTTAGGCTTAGATTTCCCAGACTTTTTAAATCTGGTTTTACTCGTTGCTTTAATTGATGCCATTTTTTACCTCTCCAAGATTCGTTTATCTACGTTAAAGTCTGCTTTAACATAGTGATTTACTTATGATTAGTTTCATGATAGGCACAGATTTTACCCACTATATAACCAGTCGCAAAGATAAGATTTCCCACTGCGATATATACCAGTATCATAATCTTACTCCTCTACAAGCTCTTTAAATTAGTTATATCTTATGCTGTCTGCTTTTTAAAACAGTGAAGGTTTCTTTTTCCAAAACCTATAACTTCCACAGGTTACTACATTTAAATGTCTTTTTGCGTCCTTACAAGAGTTTCAATGAATGCAATTTTTACATAGTCCTTGCAAAAGTGGGTCTTCACGTTTTCCCATATCTTACTCCTCTACCGTCTGCTTTAACACTGTGATTTATCTTTCTTGATAACGATGCTTTCATACGGAAATTCCTGTATGAAATCAATGATTTCCGAATAAGTCATGCTACCGCCTGTGTCTTCATAAACAGGATGTTCTTTATTCCACTTTTCGGTCAAAGCCTTTCGCAATTTGGCTTTTGAAATCAATTCGTCCATATCTTACTCCTCTACAGCCTGCTTTAAGTGAGTGATTAATCTCTTTTATAAGCCCAAGCAATTAGAGCATTTCTATAAAAATATTCTGAATCACCTTCTATACATTTACCACGACATAACTCACCATTTACCATTGTAAACGTCCCAACATATAATCTATGCTGATGGTCTATGATAAATATAGGTGTATCAAGTGGAACATATAGGAATTCGTCCATATCTTACTCCTCTACAGTCTGCTTTAAGTGAGTGATGCATCGTCTATAATAGTATATGCGTCTTTATCTAAGATACCATAGTTGAAGTTATGATGTTTCTCGTTCCTCCACCAGCTTTTACAGTGGTATCGCCACTACTACTACAATCAATAATTGTAATATAAGTATTACTTGTCGCAAAATAGCCATACGCATTATTGATTGACTTACACCCAACCAAAACCATTGTGTTTTTAGATTCTACTTGATAACCGCTGTGATTTCCAGTTCCTCTTGTATTACTTTCAGATACGCAGTTATAACAAAGAATTTGTCCTTTCTGGCCACCTTCCGCAACAGTTACTTCTCCTGTATAAACAAAACCATTGTAGTTGTGTCTTGAATAAACCCCATGACAAGTACAATGCGACCCGTAGGATGGTGTAATACCCGCCTTTCCGTTATATTCAAACAAGCCGCCAATAATTAACGATTCGCAACACTCATGGTCTGAAAAACCATCATCATTATTGTCGTGTGACCAACAATCAATTAGGATTGCTGTTGTCTTATGTGCTATTGAGCTACCGCCCGTAGCCCCATGAGCATTAAAACCGTCACCAATCGTCCCATTAAAAGCCGAACACGCTTCGCAACGAACAAATTTGGCATTATGAGCATTGTCATAAGTAAAGCATCCCGCACCATAAACAAATCTTGATGAGCAATCAGTGATAACGGAGTTTATTGTGTTATTAATATTAATTCCCATAAACTCGGTATCGATACCAGTTAATTTTATAGTGTTTTTTGCGGATAAATTAGTAAACAGATAATCACCTGTTGAAAACACCAACGGCAAACTACTTGTAACCGATGCACGTCTGCTAAAGTAAATAGTTCCATTATCAAGATACCATTTATACTCGTCACTATTTTCAATCTCTGAAAGTGCGTCCGCTAAAGTGTTACTGGAACATTTTTTTATAATTGTGCAACCTGGTACCCTATATTTATAACCCCTTTCTTGAGGTAATCTTTCAGAGTCTTGAATTTCCGTGTCGTAATCATCAGCATTTCTTTGGAAAATTCTATTATTATTTGCTTCTGGACTAAATGCAGTGGTGGCTTGATATACTTTTGTATACCCTTCTACAGCTGTTTCCGTACTTGCAATAGTAATGTTTGAAGGTCTAAAATAGACTTTTGCGGTGTCGCTAATGTTTACGATCTCAATAATTCCAGTCTTGCTCTTAGATGCATCAATCTGTTGTCTGTAATCTCCCGCAAATAAACAGATTTTAGTTGCTCCTTTTTCAAGAGCTTTATTTACTGTTTTAAATGGTGACGCATAGCTTCCATCATTGGTATCCGCACCGCTTGCACTCACATAAGCCGTTGGAACATCAATATTATGTGTTAGTGTTTTATGCAAGTACGTTGTATTTGTTGCATTATCCAAATCAACAACATTACCATCGAGGTCAGCAACGGTAACAAGAGCAAAATCAACAGCTTGACTCAAACCGTTTGTATATGGGCTTGATGTAATCCAACCCGGCTTTATCGTATTTTCCCCTCTAACGAAAACTGGAGAAATTTTATAATTCAAATCATCAAAATAAATTTTTTCGCCGGGTTTTTGAATCATCATTTTGCAATAACAACGCTTAGTGCTTGATTCTGGAGTTCCAGTAACAGCATCACCCCTAATCATAGCAAAATGTTGTTTCACATCAACACTATTTTCATCATTATATACATCATTTATAGCGTTTATATAATGCAAAAAATTATTATCATCAGCGATATGCGACTCACTTAAATCTTCCTTTAACGTAGATAGTTCATCACCGACTTTTTTAGCATCGGCTGCCTTCCCTGCTGTGGTCAGTGCGGTATCTGTGGGCAGTGCGTCGTCGATCATGCCCTCCAGCTCCTCAACCTTATCTTCTACCTCGTCCACGAAGGTCCGGACCTGCTGGGGAGTCAACACTTCGCCGACAGCACCCAGGGACTCATAGACAGTAAACTTATATACAATACTCTTTTTGACCACACCGCTTACGACATAAGACACCTGGAAATGGCCAAGGCCTGCATAAGCTGTGTCTGTTTCGGACACGTTCCAGGTTGCAGTGGTTCCAGATACAGTCAGCTCTACATCATACGGCCACTGATCCTTAGGCCTTTGCACAGAAAGGGATAAATCACCGCTGCCAAATTCGTCCTTCCAGTCTTCGAAGTCAAATACTATGGCAGTGACGTCGTTTTCGTCCTGCTGGCCAAATACGATATTCATAAGGCCATCCGTGCCCAGCGTAATATTTTTTGTTGCCATAATTCTTTATCCTTTCTTGATACCCAGCGCATCCGCCAGAGTGACGGACAGAGTTCCAAGTTCCATTTCTGTATATTTTTCAAGCAGCACATTCCAAACTGTCTTTACCACCTTAAAGGTTCCAGACACTCCATACATGGGGAATATCACCGGAATTACGTCACACAGTTTGCATTTCTGCAAGTCTTTATATTGATCATACTCGGCTGATCCCTGCATGCGTACAAAGGACACCTTAATGCTTTGGCGGGGCAAATATGTCTGGTTTGACCGCATATAACTTCGAGCCTCTGCCTCCAAAACAGCAGCCGTTGGCTTAGTTTCAAACTTGCTTGACAGATCCAGAGGTGCACAATGGTCGTGGCCATCAAAAGATGGTATTCCGGAGTTAACAACTGAGCCCTTCACGATTACAGTATCTTGAGAATTCTCTTCGGTTCCTGCCCAATATGGCAAACATGCGTTGTAAATGCCAGAATAATCGATCTCATCGCTATAGTCTGTCAGGTTGACACCATACCGGATAGCGAAGGTCTTCACCTCGCCCCTGGCCCTCCAAAGATGCACATTAAAACCGTTCCATTCGTACTCTCCTCCATAAGCATCCAAGATGGACCCTTCGACGCCGCCAAGGAACTCTCTAACTGTAAGAGGCATTCCATTGGCTGCACCGACATGGCCGGAACTTAACATGTCGGTATAGTACTCAAATGGGCTGGTCGGCCATTCTTGCAATATCAGAGTAAAAGCATCTGCAAGGGTGTTGATATTAGTGCCTGCTATCGTCATGCCACTCTGCCGGTAGCTGATATGTCTGGCATTAAAGGTCACCCTGCCATCAATTGGCCTTTTGCATGCATATATATCAAATGGCTGGAGATCTCCGGACTCATCATGTTCGGCCACGATGATCCTGCCAAGCTTAATCTCATCAAAGTGCAGACCATCGACAGGATACTCAAATTCACACTCGTACATGCCATTTCTTTCCTCTGTCACATCGCACCTAATACAGTCTGGTAGCCTGCAGATCATATTTTTCATAAAAACAAATTCTGTTGACTCATAAAGAATAGGGATCATAATATCCACCACCTTGGGATTATCTTAAGGCTTGTGATCGTATTACTATATGTCACCTTAGTCGCTCCTGCTGGCAGTGCCGGGAGATCTGACCCGAAGCCTATCTTATTGTTCAGGCTCGTATAATAGCCGTCGTCAAGGCGATATGCTTCACCCAGATCGCAGTCAATCAATGTTGGATGGCCCAGAACATTAGCGGTGGAATTTCCAACCCCCGCGCCTCTGCTGTAGTCAATCATATACACGAATGCATGGCCAGAGTCTATTTCACAGGCATAATTGAAGGTAATCTTGTGATCGCCATCATATATTGCTTCTAATACATATCTGAATGTTAATGTTTCAGATCCTCCGCCAGTAATAGCCAAAGGAATGGAGACGGTGATAGTACATGTTTTTGTCGCTGCGGTTCCAAATACGTAGCCGAGCGCAAAGCTTGCACTCGCTATGCACGCTGTATGTCCGCCAGGAAGCTGGATTTTCCCCTCATTATGTGCGGTGGGAGTAATAGTACCTGTTGGGCCTGACACGCTAACATCCCCATTCAGGGCATACCCAGAAGCAGGGTGAACGATCATAGAACCCTGGAAATCACAAGAAAAAGTGTCGTTTTCATTCATGATACCAGGATTAAACTCAACGATTTCACTATATGAATGTGTGCCGTCATCAATTGGCATCGTGGGCCTACCGAGCTCAAGGGACACCGGATCAAACAGGTTGACCTTGCCAAAGGTGCCATTTCCTAAGCTGATAGTATGGCCATTAAACTGTATACTTCCATAGCCTTCTACTTCCAGCATGGGATTAGCCTCAAATGGCGTTGAGTTGATAAAGATATCGCCTGATGTCACTAAGACCGGAAGCTCCCCGGATATCAGCCAGCGTTGTGGCTTACAATTAAATACCAGGTCAAACTCTCCGCCCTGCGACAAGCTTGCGGGCGTGACCTTGAAACCAGACACATATATCCCCATGCGATACTCTTCCGGGTGATATGTATCAGAAAGGCGTTGGTAACCTTTTTGCGATAAAATAGCATTCCGGAATTTGGCCAGCTTACCGGCGAACCGCTCAGGATCAGAGTCAAAGGTTCCAGCCTTGTAAGTCACTTCAATGTTTTTATAACGTCCCTGGTCAATGGCAATGTTGCCATTGCGCCCAGGGACCTCCACGAATTGAACGTCTCTCTCTGGCGCGTTAAACACGCCTTCACCCGTTAAAAAAATGCCGTATTCCGCAGAGTCTACCTCTCCGAACTTAAGGCTTCTAAATTTTACTGCCATGCCATCCTCCTCCTGTTCGTCGATGCGATGATCCTGCGTTCAATCTCTGCAGCCAGCTGGTTGACATCCATGCCAGGCGATGCTGCAACATTGATCACCACCTGAGGGCCTCCAGCGTTTTCGGCAATCGCATCAAGTTTATTCCATAACTTGTCAAGTGGAACGACAGCCTCCGGACCCGCCTCACCAATACCGGCAATCGTGGGAGAATCAAAGATACCTCCCTTTTTGTACCAGGATACTGATACATGAGGAACAGACATGCTTTTAAGGTCAAACTTTCCCGACAATTTAAAATGTGGCAGCTTCAAACCGCTCATGATCCTGCCAATTTTCACAGGGAAGAAGCCTTTAATCTTATCAACAACGCTTTGGACTGTATCCCTGGCCTTCTTGATCGGGTCTTCAATAGCTTTCTTGATTTTCTTCCAGATGTCTGTAACTTTAGTTTTTACTGCGTCAAATGTACTTGATACTGTACTTTTGATGGAGGAAATTACACTTGATATTGTCGACTTGATACCATTCCAAACGCTGGAAATTGTGGTCTTGATAGCCGTCCATATTGTTTTAATGGTATTCTTAACCGCATTAAATACGTTTGTTACCGTAGTCTTGACAGCATTAACAGCGTTAGACACATTCACCTTAATGGCAGTCCAGGCATTGGATATTGTGGTTTTAATATTGTTAAAGGCGCTCTTAAGAGCATTCCACAGCTCCGTAGCTTTCGCTTTTATGGTATCCCAATTCTTGTATAGCAGAACGCCTATAGTGATTAGTGCCGCAATTATACCAATGACAATAGCAACAGGGGCAGCAACTGCACCGATTGCAGCGCCTGCAGCGGCGAACAATCCCGGTAGTGTTCCGGCAAAAGTTATAATAGTACCTATAGAGCTGATCAGAACGCCTAAAATCACAAGCACCGGACCGATTGCCGCAACGATGACTGTTATGACTGCAACGATCTGTTGGGCCTGGGGACTCAACTGATTAAACCAATCAACTAGCTTCTGTATGGCATTGGATACCTTCAAGATCATAGGCGCCAGTGCTTCACCGAACGAACTGGATGCCACATCGATCGATGACTTAAGCTTCTCCAGAGAGCCGCCAAAACCGCTCATCATCTTGTCAGCCATCTCAGCGGTAGTTCCCTCTTCCTTCAATGAATCAGATAGACTTTTAACATCTCCAGGCGCTGTATTGATCAATGACAACCAATTGCTCATTTGGTTCTTGCCAAAGATGGCGCTGGCAGCAGCAACCTGCTCTTTTTCTGAAAGAGTTGAAAATGCGTCATGAAGCTCTTTCTGGACGGTTACACTGTCCTTCATAGTTCCGTCGGCATTAAAAATATTGATCCCAAGCTTCTCCATCCATTCAGCGCCTTGTTTAGACGGTGATGCAAGCCTTGCTATACCTGTCTTTAACGCGTTGGCTGATACATTGGCGTCAATACCATTATTAGCCATAACACCCATATACAAAGCTGCGTCACTTACATCATAACCTACCGTCTTAAAGACTGGCGCCGCAATACTCATGGAGCTAACTAAGCCATCAATCTCAAGGGCCGTGTTGTTACACGCATTAGCAAAAACATCTGCATACTCTCCCGCGTTCTCAAAGGAATCCTGGAACCCGTTGATAGTTGCCACCAATCCGGCAGACACAGTATCAAGATTGCCACCTTCGCCGGCAGCGAGGTTCAGG